GTTTTGTCAATTGATGAAATGAAAGTAAAATATGAAGAGCATAAAAATTCTCTTGATCCAAAATCTCAAATTTCTAATTCTTTAATTTCTGTTGGCAGTGAAATTATAGAAGAGTTTTATGACTCAAATGAAGGAAAGCTTTTTGATGTATTTGAAAAAGAAATGGGATTTAAATTTGTTATAGGTAATTATTTAATTATTGGATTCATAGATAGGGTTGACGTCATAGATGATTCAGTTCATATTGTTGACTATAAAACTGGTAAAAGAGAGGTTGCAGCGAAAGATGTGCATAGCAATTTGCAGCTGGGAATATATGCCTTAGCAGCTTCTCATTTCTTTCCAGGAAAAGAAATTACAGCTTCTCTACATTACCTCAGAACTAATAGACTTAAATCTCATACTTATTCTAGTGAAGATTTAGATGTTATTAAAGTTAATTTAATTAAAAGAATTAATAAGATTATGGACGATCAAAACTTTTTGCCAACAAAGAATGAAAGATTCTGTTCCTTTTGCGATCATGCCAAGAGCGGGGCATGTCGGCATAGGCGCTGTAAGATTAAAGAAATTCAATAAAGACATATAAAAAAATCCCCCCTCTCCAAAAGGAAAGGGGGGATTTTTTATTGGTCTATTAGAATTCGAGTTCCAACAGCTCAACAGGGTTTGACTCAACGGACTGAATGAGATCGAAGTCGCTCTCAATTACGGTCTTAACAGCGTCATTGTGGCTGATGCCAAAGTTAACAAGGGTGTCGATTGCATCCTCGTTGATCTGCTGAGACATGCTGTTGATGATGGTAGTAATGGTGTTCATTTCTGTCTTTCCGCCTTTCGGCTAATTTTAGTTTGTTTTTTGTTGAAATATAAACTATAATATATTTGTTGTTATTGACCTGTAAAGGATACCAGTATGAATATAGATGGCGCAAGTCCTGAGGAGTATTTTTTTTCTAGATCCAGAAAAAAGAAACATCCGAACTTTAAAGCCCTTAAGTCAAAAGCAATTGACGCTGACATATTAGAGCAAGAAACAAAGAATGTCAAGGGCAATGCCTACAGGCATACAAAAACAGGCTACAGAAAAGATCTTGGAATGAATTTCAGGTCTAATTGGGAAGCTAATTTTTCTAGAATTCTAAATGCATACGAAATAGTTTTTGAGTTTGAACCAAAAGTTTTTACTTTTCCAATCAAACGAGGAACAAAAGGATACGTTCCTGATTTTTATTTACCAAAACATGACGAGTGGATAGAGATTAAAGGATACCTTGATGATAAGAGCAAAATTAAATTGAAAAGATTTAAAAGGTATTATCCTTTAGAGTTTGAGAAATTAACTTTTATTATCAGCAAGTATTCAACAGATGGAAAGAACTTTGCAAAGCTTCTTGAAATCAAAAACGTAATCTTTTATGAAGATATAAAAAATAATTATATAAATAAAATTCCCAATTGGGAAGGAAGTTAAGATGGCTAGTTATAAAGAGCAATACTACTCTCTAGAAGAAGAAGAGATGCAAGCGCTTATTGCCTCAGCAAAAAAGCGGTAACACAAAAGACTCAGAGGAACTGTTAAAAGTTTTTAATAACTTTTTAACTAAGTATGTAACCATGTTGTATGTTGGAAAATACAACATAGGAGACTATGACATTAGAAGATTCGTGTCTTTGTTTATTAAAGATAACTTTACAAGATTTGCATTGATGAAAAACAAAATGAATTCACAGCATTCAAAAGTTGTTTTTGAGGCTATGAATCGGAATTAATTATATGACGAAAAGATACTGCACTGAAGAAGATGTTAGGCAGACTGTTAATATGACATTTTTTCAATGTGTTCAAAGATATGAAAGAAAAGATTCAGAAAAAGGACCAATTCCATTTAGTGCATTCTTGTATAGTTACTTTTTCTATTTATTAAAAAAGAATGTAGACACATTTTTGATAGATCAATTAGGCAGAAAGTCGTTTGCTATATTGGATAATGTATCGTCAGAAAATGGCGATCAAGAATCTGAAGGTCCCGGTATTAATATTGATACAATGGAACACGCTATCAATGACCTTATGTTTGCAGAGCCAATAGATGAGTTTTGGGTATTAGGACAGACTGCCATGACTCCTTTTGATGAACTGTCAGTCCAAGAAAGACAGTTATTAAAATGGAAATACATTGACAAGCATAGATCATCTGAGATAGCATTGAAGATAACAGAACACCCAAACACCGTTAGAGAACACATGACTAAAATTAAACAAAAGTTAAAAGACATAATAGTAAAAAATAATATGTATGACCTGGTCATACCGATCGACATTGGTAACTAAAATGAATAAAGAATCTGTAAACGAAATACTTTCAGTTATGTCTAATTTTTTAGAACCACAACTAAAAGAGGTCATAACTTCTATAGCTAATGGTGAATCTATTAAAAAATATTACATAGAAATACCAGATGCAAACTCTGTTGACCTTACAGTGGAGGATTTAGCATCGCTTGTTGCACGATCATCCAATGTATACGGTAGGGCAGCTAGGTTCGCTGGAATTGCTAGAGCCCAGTACAAGCTGTTAGAAGGCCAATACAAGCGAGTCTACAAGGCTAATAGAGTGGGCAAAAACGAATCGGAAAGAGAAGCAAACGCAATAGCTGCTGCAGACTCTGAGCACATGGCGCTAGTTGCTATGGAGGCTGTAGTAGAGCTTGCAGAGTCTATGGAATCTTCTGCAAGAATATCTTCTGAATCATCACGAAAGCTAATGGATAAGGTTCAGTCGATGCAGGTAGCATCTTTTAGACAAGAAAAAGGACATTTTTCTGAAGCAGATTTTAGGACATTTTAATTATGTATATAGCTCATTATAAATCAGTTAATTCTTCAAAAGAATTTTACGCACAAAAAAGAGAAAAACTAGACTTTCCGACACAGGTTCAGATGAACAACGAAAGATTTATGCTGAATGCAACATACATAGCATCAGCAAAAACTATGTATGATCGCATAGAAGCTAGGGCAAAAGAACTTAATATTCCTTTTAATGTAGAAATTAAATAGTAATGAATATCGAAGTATTCTGCGATGGAGCATCAAGGGGTCAAGGTCAAAAAAAATTTGGAGAGGCTTCATGTGCTACAGTTGTCTATAAGAATAGAAAAAAAGTAGCTCAGTTTGCTAGAGGTTTGGGGCCTAGAACAAATAATGAAGCAGAGTACGAGGCTGTTATAGCCGGTTTACTCATATGCTCCCTTTCCGATTTTGTTGATCCGATAATATATACTGACTCTGCAGTTGTCGCTAATCAAATAAACGGAAATTGGCAATGCAAGAATGAGTCTTTAGTTCCCCTTCTCATGACTGTTCAGGACATTAGAGAAGAATATTCTTTTAGAGTTATTCAAGTAAAAAGAGCTTTTGTATGGGAGCCTGATATGTTAGCTAATCAATTCTTAGATCAATTAGAAGAAAAAAAGAATGCAATCAAGAAGATGAGATGATATAATAAAACTATGAACATTAAAGAATTTGACAATAACCAACCTATAATTATAGGTCTAGCTGGTAGAGCTGGCAGTGGCAAAACATCAGTCGCTGAGAACATAGTTCCAAAGGGTTCTATCGAGGCAATGAGAGGTGGAATAAAATGGGATCACATATTCTATGCTCTTCCACTTTATGAAATGTCCTCGATAAGAAGAACAATCAAAGGAATGAACGAAAATAATAGGCAGCTATATGCATTGCACGAAGCATTGTATGATGTTTATGGAAAAAATCCTCTTGGCAGCATTCCATCGTATGATGATTTTATCTCAAGAGTTCTTGAAATTAAAAATTTATTTATAGAACCTGAAGGTATTAAGCCAAGATCATTTTTGCAAAAAGCTGGTGACATCTGTAGAAAAGATTTTGAAGATTGTTTTGCAAAGTGGGGCATATCAAAGTCGTTTGCACTTCATAGAGAATATATAAAGAATTCTAATGAAGAAGATAGAATGCCATACGCAGTTATAATTTCAGATGTTCGTTTTATAAACGAGGCAGAAAATATTTTAAAGCAGAAAAACGGAATGGTGGTATGCTTTGATGCTTCTGAAGAAACTCTTCAAAACAGAATATTAAAAAGAGATGGACAATTCATGGACCCAGTACTTGCTGCACATAGATCAGAACAACAAATAGAGCAAATAAAAAATATAAGCTCATTTGTAATAAATACTGATAATATGTCGATAGAAGAGCAAACATATGCTACAATGTCTATATTAGGATTGGGGAATTTAACCAATGCCTAATATATCAAAAACAGCACAAGAACAATCAACAGACTCACCAATAGAACAGGTAGTAAATCTAATGGCACAAGAAATATCTATATCTACAAATCCAGTATTTATTTGTGGAGTTAATAGAAAAATAAACATTGGCAACTTTGAAAACATAGATGTTTATGCAGGAGTAACAATACCTTTAACGGACGTTAATCCTCTAGACAGAGAAGCTTTAACTGAAGCAGTCAGACAGGCTGCAGTAGATGGTTTTTCTATGGTTTCCAGAGAAACAGGAGAGCGCTATACGATAATTAAAGATTCTCAACAAGGTAAATAATGAGTTTTTATATCTACTATATTTTTGGAAAATTAAAAAGGAAGTTAAAATGTTTAAAAAAATAGCCCTAAAAATTAAGAATGTACTGTTTTCTTTTAAAAAGAAGAACGCATCGGATCCAGCATCAGCAGCTGTAAATGCCCTGATTGACAGCCTAGTTTCTGAGGTTGAAGAGGTTGCAGCTGCAGTCGATGAGTCTGTGACTGTAGTTACAGAGACCGTAAAGAAAGAGGCAAAGGAAGTAACCTCAGTAATTGAGGAGAAAGTCCCCAAGAAGACAGCCCCTGCCAAGAAGCCAGCAGCAAAAAAGCAGACTGGAACGGCAAAACCAAAAGGCAGACCTAAGAAAAGTTCCTAATTTTTAATTAGAAAAAAGTTCCCCCGGCATTAGTTGGGGGAACTTTTTTTATTACTATAATACTTATGTCTTACGCAAAATTTCGCAAAATTACCAAGGGTAATGTCAAACCAAAGAGGAAGCCTGATGGCAAAGAAAAAGACAATCCGCCAAAAGAAAATAACCAAGGTAATGGATGAGTTTGGCAAAGGGGCACTTCACTCTGGTAAGGGTGGGCCTGTTGTTAAGTCTCGTAAGCAGGCTATCGCAATAGCCATTTCTGTAGCAGCTAAAAGAAAAAAGAAAAAGTAATGGCATTTAAAAAAAGTATATATATAAGCGGACCTCGTATGGGGACAAATAATTCCATGTACGGAATTGACGCTGCTATTATTAATAAAAAGAAAAAGTCAAAATCTAAAGGAAATAAAAATGGCAGCAAAAAGAGATCCTAGATTAAAAAGGGCTCGGAGTATCTGGCTTTAATAAGCCGAAAAGAACTCCAAGTCATCCTAAAAAATCTCATATAGTAGTTGCCAAGTCTGGCGATCAAGTTAAAACAATTAGGTTTGGACAACAGGGTGTTTCTGGCTCCCCTAAAAAGCAAGGCGAATCAAAGTCCTATGCTGCTAGAAGAAAATCTTTTAAGGCCCGTCACGCTAAGAATATTTCTAAAGGTAAAATGTCGGCAGCCTACTGGGCAGACAGGGTTAAGTGGTAACATGGAAGCTGTAACCGTTGCCATTATTGCTGCCGTTGGTGGCGTTATAGCAGCCCTTATACAAAAGGGTAGAGCAGAGAATAAAGCTGATCACAACGTTGTTGCCAGTATGCTGGTGACAGTTAAAGATGATATAATTAATCTACATCACAAGATAGATCACGTTGATGAACAAGTAGATAAAGTCGATGATAAATTAGATGGCCATATTGATTGGCACATGAAGAAAATCGAAAAAGAAAAAACAAACAAAAACAAAGGAGCATAAAATGGCTTACGGAATGAAAAAAGAAAAAGGCATGGGAATGAGTGCAAAAAAGAGCGCAGCTAAGAAGGGCGCAATGAAAAAAGGTGCAGCTAAAAAAGGTGCAATGAAAATGACTGCAGCGCAAAAGAAGCTTCCACCCTTTATTCAGAAAGCAATAATGAAGAAAAAAGGCAAGTAATGCCTTCTAAAAAGAAGTCAGATAAAAAATGGATTCAGGGAGCGATTAAAAGACCTGGAGCATTTACTGCTAAGGCAAAGAAAGCTGGCAAATCAGTAGCGGGTATGGCAGCTGCCGTTACAAAAAATCCAGATAAGTACAGTAAAACTACTGTACGTCAGGCTAATTTAGCTAAAACACTTAGAAAGATTTCTGCTAATAGAAAAAAGAAGTAAATATATTATGAACATTAAAGATAAGTTAATGATTTATATAACTCTTGGAATACTAGCTTTTATTGGCCTTGTTGTTCTAGGTGAATATTCATCCATGCTTTATACACAAAACCAAACTGGCGAAGCGGTAGCAACAAACCCTGAAGCAATTGCCTTAGTGCAAAATGCGCTGGTAGGGCTTATTGGAATTATTGGTGGCTACCTAGCAGGTCGAGACAATCAAAAAAAGGAAGATGAATAGTCGCAAATGGCAAAAGTAAACAAACCAACTAAACCATCACTTTGGTCTGCAGCAAAATCACAGGCTAAGGCAAAGTTTGATGTCTATCCCAGCGCATACGCCAATGCATGGGCTGCTAAAAAGTATAAGTCAATGGGTGGAACATGGAAGACTGTTTCTACCAAAAAGGCAAAGAAGAAATAACTATGTCTGCTGAGAAAAAAGCTTCTAAAAGAAAAAAAGAAATCGAAAATGAATTAAAAAATAAAGGTTCATTTTATAAAGACGAATATAAAAAAAATTTAAAGAAGAAGAAATAATATGGCTGGCCCCAAAGGTGTTGGATTAACTAAATGGTTTGATCAGAAATGGGTCAATATCGGTGCTCCAAAAAAGAAGGGCAAATTTCAACCCTGTGGCACCTCTGGGGTTGGCGGATCCGGATATGCTAAATGCGTTCCTGTAGCAAAAGCTAGAGCAATGTCTTCAGCTCAAAGAAAAAGCGCAGTACAAAGAAAAAGAAATTCAGGCACGCCTAGCAAGGGAGTTAAGGGCCAGGCTCCTAAGAATGTTGCAACCTTTGCAAAAGCTAAAAAGAAAAAGTAAAATGTCAGAAGAAACCTTCAGTGGCTTTATGCCAATGATAGACAACGTTAATATAACTCCCGAAGTATCTATGATTAATACTGACGGCGAGTTGTTAAAAGCCCACACATTTAGTATAATAGTTCGTGATGGAACAGAATACGTTTTTAGTATTAATAATCATGATCTAATGAGACTCTGCTTCCTAATAACAAAAGTTATAAATAGTTAATTTTAAGAAGGTTTTATGAGTGAGCAGATGTGGACGTGGCTTTTATTTGCCATGGAATTAATAGGCGTTTACGGCAGTTATCAAGTCGGAAACAAAAAATGGTATGGCCATATGATTGTGGCTTTACATTCTATTCCTTGGGCAGTTTATTCTATCGTATTTGATAAGCCAGGATTTATGGCTATGTGGATTTTGTGGCAGTGGGTTCACTGGAGAAACATGTGGAAATGGCGCAAAGATAATGCTTGATGACTGGTATGGAAATACTGTAATCTGCACTGCTGTAACTGGAAACTATGATTACAGTATAGGATCATTAGCAATAGATGGTGTAGACTATTTATATTTTACTGATGATATATATAATGATGATATTCCTCAGCCTTGGCAAGTTCGTCAATTATATGATGAACATTTAGACAACAGAAGAAGATCAAAGAGACCAAAATTAAATCCACATTCTGTTCCTGAATTAAATCAATATAAGTATATGATTTGGCTTGATGGAGATATGGGAATCATAAATGAAAATTTTGTTGCAGAGATAATGTCCTACATGAAAAATGGATTTGTCGCATCTCCGCATTTTGATGGCAGACATTGCGCTTATGGTGAAGCAACTATAAGGCCACCGAAGTATGCCAATGAACCTCTCGACGAGCAGGTAGCCTTTTATGTTTCTGAGGGTTTTCCTACAGAGTATGGGTTGTATGAATGTGGCGTATCAGCAAGAGATCTAACTAATCCAAAAGTAAAAGAGCTTGGAGAGCTCTGGCACCAGCAAAACTTAACCTGGTCGTACCAAGATCAAGTGAGCTTTCCATATTGCCTATGGAAGACTGGGCTGGAGCCAGATGTGCTTCCTAGAACTTTTAGGGATATGGATTGGATTTATTTGTCATCTCACAAGAACCCAGATTAAAGAAGTTTAAAAATGAAAAACATTTACATGGTCAACGCACCAACTTATCCGACTCCCGTTACCCACTATTACACTACAACAAAGTTCATGAATGGCTTTAAGTATAATGGCCATCTAACGGCAGAAATAAATGATATAAATCTATTTAATTTGATACAAGACTCAGAAGATAATGTATTTATTATGTCTGATCATTTTTATTCTATTGAGAATAATTGGTTTGATTTTTTTAATAATTTAGGAAATAGATTTCAAAAAAGTACTTGGATTTTTTGGCATTTTCATAATATTTATAAGTTAAATTATTTAGACAAATCTATAGATTTTCCATTTAAAAAATACATCTTTACTGGTGAACATTACAGAAATATTACTGATGATTTAAGAAATTATTGGGGTGGACTAATTGATTGGTACACCGGTTTAGAAAATTATATAAAGTTACCATTTTCTGCAGATATTAATCCATTTGAAATAGATTCTTTAATGGAAAAAAGAAACAATACATATGACTGTGGCTATGTAGGTGCTAGATACAAAGAGCAGTGGACTAACCAACTCTCTCAAAAATACAAATGTTTTGTACATTATTATTGGCCAACATTAGATGAAGAATCTAGAATTAACAACGGATTTTTATCTTCTAAGATATCACTCGGTTTTAACTCAGATTCAAATGCTAAGCTAGGTCTTCCTACCGAAAGAATATTTGAGGGGCTAGCATACGGATGCGTTGTATTGTCGGATTGTAAGGTGGCAGAAGAAGCTACTGACGGAGTAGTAGTGTATGTAGAAGATTATAATGATTTAGAATCTGCGGTAGAATTATATTCTAAAAATGAAAAAGAGAGATTAGCAAAGCAGTCTCTAGGAATAAAGTACGCAAAAGAAAAAGGAACGTACTATCATGTAGCTCAAGAGTTCCTTAGTAAAATAGAAAGTTTGTTTTAATGGAAAAAATAACACAAGATAGATGGAATCAAGCTCAAAAAGCAGAGTTAGATGTTCATGCCCTGTCTACAAACATAGAAGAAGCAAATAGGTTTTTAAACTTTTATTTTGATTTTTTTGAAGATAGTATTCTAGATATATCTGGAAAAAAGATACTGGAAGTTGGATGTGGCCCCTACCCATTAGCCGCCATTGCTGGAGCTGGCACAACAGTTGGAGTAGAACCTTTATACGATAACTTCACTGATGAAATAAAGAATCACTGGAAAGAAAATAATATTATTCCTTTTACTAAGCCATTTGAGGAATGGGATTCTGATGAAGTTTTTGATGAAGTATGGTTCATTAATTTCCTGCAGCACACAATAGATCCAGAACTTTGCTTAGAGAAGTCTAAGAAAGTAGCAAAAAAAGTAAGAGTATTTGAGCCAATAAATACTGATATCAACGAGTGTCATCCACATTCATTAACTGTAGATCTATTTAAAAAACATTTTCCAAATACTGACATAAAATTGTATGTAGGTGGAACAATTACAATCTTTCACTTAGCAGACTGTTGTTATTTTATAGCGAATAATGAGTAGATAATGACTTGGCACTTAGTTACATTTGCGGATGAAAAATTCAAAGAAAAACAAGATGCACTTTCCGAACAAGGTAGGAGTGTTGGTTTTGTTCCCCATTCTTATACTCATGATTGGTTAAAGAAAACAGAATTTTATGAACAGAATAAATTCATACTAGATCAGCCAAGAGGATTAGGATACTGGCTATGGAAACCTTACATTATTCTTGACGCAATGAATAAAGCCAAAGATGGAGATGTAGTATTCTATATTGATAGTGGAGACTTATTTTTTTCAGAAGTCGATGGTCAGTCAATAACTGAAGCAATAGAATCACATTTAACATATTCAAGCTGCTTGTTTATTTCTTACGGGAATCACAACGCAACATGGACAAAAAAAGACTGCTTTGTATACATGGATTGTGATAGTGATATGTATTGGAATGTTCCACAGTTAGAAGCTGGAGTCTCTTATTGGAAAGTTAATGTTAAATCTAAAGAGATACTTCAAGAGTGGCTAGAATACTGCAAGGATGCTAGAATATTGACTGACGCAGAAAATGTTTCTGGATTAGAAAACCATGATTTATTCAAAGATCATAGGCACGATCAGAGCATTTTGACCAATATAGTGACAAGAAGAAGACTCCCCTATGATGATATAGGGATGTATAGAAAGTTTACGTTCCCCAATGCATAGCATAATCTTAACAGTACATAACAAAGATTGGCTTGTAGATAAAGTCCTAACTTCCATATACGACAATACAGAAGGTTTATACGAAGTAATAGTTGTATTGGACGGTTGTACTGATAACTCAGAAGCAGTTGTTAGGTCATTAGCTAAAAGCAATACAACGATAAAGTATGCAAACGACGTTTTTGAAACAAAAGCAAATAATATTGGCCTAAAAGCAGCAGAGGGTAACAGAGTAATTATCATTCAAGATGATATGGTGATCAAGGAAAAGGGATGGAATTTAAGAATGGAAAAACCATTTTCCTTTAAAGATGTATTTGCTGTCACCGCAAGAACTGCACATGACTGGAGAATAAATCCAAGATCTTTACATCTTGAATTGGAAGAAGAGTTGGATGACTGCTGGTGTGATATCTTAAGTCACACAAACCATGCAGACAGATCTTCTATAGACAGAGATACCTTTGCCATTAGAAGTACAGTAAATCGTGGACCACTTATGATAGATCACGAAATGCTTGTCAAACTTAATTACTTTGATGAAGCGTATTCTCCTCAGGAAATGGACGATCATGATCTAGCCTATAGGGCGTTTAGACATTACGGGAAAGTAGCAGGCTGCTATTGGATTGATTATCAGTCAGACTACTCCTGGGGTGGCACAAGAGCAACTGGCGGTGTAGCAAACTGGTTGTACAAAGCCAATCATAAGAACATGAGAATGTTGTATAATGAACACTTCGATCTTATACTAAGAGAAAACCATAACGAGAATAGGAATTTAACATCATGAAAATTTTAGTAACTGGAGCAGGCGGATTTATTGGTGGACACTTAGTCGGTACACTGGCTAAGCAAGGACATCAGATTATTGCAGTTGATAAAAAGGCTATGTCAGAATGGCACCAAATTCATACTAGCGTCAATGTCCATAGCGCTGTATCTGATATGTCTAAGGAAA